AGTGATAATCCTCATGGGACACCTGATCCTACGGCTACATTTCCTGATGAGGTGTATTACCTTGATAGGAAATCAACAGAAACCAGAGATATTATTGAATTTGAACTCGCTGCGAATTTTGATCTTCAAGGAGTAAGATTGCCAAAACGTCAAGTTTTACCTGCTGATTTCCCTGGTGTCGGATCGTTTTATTAATAATGTGGAAAGATAAAGCACTTGAACACGCAATAAAGGAAAACCCAAGAGAATCTTGTGGTCTTTTAGTTGTTGTTAAAGGTAAAGAAAAATATATTCCTTGTAATAATTTAGCTGTAGATCCTAAAGATCAGTTTATTTTAGATCCTAATGATTGGGCTAATGCAGAAGATCAGGGAGAAATAACTGCTGTTGTTCATAGTCATCCAGTAACAAGTCCAAAGCCTAGTGAAGCGGATAAGATTGCTTGTGAGAAATCTGGTGTAAAATGGTGGATTGTTCAACCTAACTTAAAAGAATGGGGTTATTGTGACCCTTGTGGATATGAAGCACCTTTAATTGGTAGGCAATGGGTCTGGGGTGTAACTGACTGTTGGAGTTTATGTAGAGATTGGTATAAACAGGAGTTAGGAATAGAGCTTATAGATTGGATTAGGCCAAATGATCCAGATGATTTTATTAAGAATCCAATGTTTGCAAATTGTTTTGCAAAGACAGGATTTAGAGAATTGAAAGAGGAGGAGGATTTAGAAAAGGGAGATTTATTATTAATGTCAATTTGTAGTAGCGGATTAAATCATATTGGTGTTTACTTAGGAGAACAGACTGTTTTACACCATTTGGAACATAGGTTATCAAGTCGTGATTTATTAGACGAATGGTTGCTAAAATGTACAGGTAAGAGGATTCGTTATGCTGCGTAAAATTAAGCTATACGGAGAACTGGGAAAATTCTTAGGTCAGAAGACTTTTGAAGCTGAAGTTCATAATGCTGCACAGGCCATTAGGTTTTTAGTTGTTAATTTTCCTCAGTTAGAAGCTCACATGGCCGATAGACATTACAAGGTTGCGGTTGATAATTGGGAAATAGGGGAAGATGAATTGCATTATCCTAACGGACAAGAAGATATAAAGATTATTCCTGTCGTTGGAGGTGCTGGAAGAGGTTGGGGAAAGATATTATTAGGTGCAGCATTAATAGCAGGTGCGTTTTTAGCTCCAGGTTCTACTCTAAAATTTGGTAAATTTTTTGCTAAAGAATCAGTTAAAGGATCTTTTGCAGCAGCAGGAGCGTTCACCAAAGCTACTGTTGCCATAGGTGGGGCTTTAGTCTTAAGCGGTACTGGCGATCTACTTACTCCAGTTCCTAAAATAGACGAACAAGAACAAGATCCTCGTTTGTCCTTTAATTTTAGTGGAATACAAAATACAAGTCAGGCTGGTGTACCTGTTCCTGTGATTTATGGTCAGGTATTAACAGGATCGGTTGTGGTATCGGCCAATATTGAAAATGAACAGGTGGAAGTATGAGTAAAATTATTGGATCAGGTGGTGGTGGAGGAAAAGGCGGAGGCGGAGGCGGAGGTACTCCTACTGAAGCCAAAGATAATCTTGATTCTAAAAGTTTTGCTAGAGTCCTTGATTTAATAGGAGAAGGAGAAATAGGTGGGTTAGTTGATGGAGGGAAATCTATATTTTTAAATAACACACCATTACAAGCTACTGATGGTAGTTTTAATTTTAAAGATGTTACTTACGAGGTGAGAACTGGAACATCTAATCAGACAGTAATTCCTATAACTAGAAATGTCTCAACAACAAAATCTACAGGTTTTTCTACTGTGCCTCAAGCATCACCAAAAGTTGTACAAATTACAGATTCAGATGTTGATGCAGTATCAGTAACGATTACCGTTCCAGCTTTACAAAGTGTCAGTGACAAAGGGGATATTTTTGGTACGGAAGTCAAATTGGAAATAGCTGTTCAATATTCTGGAGGATCTTATTCAACTGTTGTATCTGACAATGCAGGAACTATTACAGGTAGAACTCCTGATGTTTACCTTAGAGATTATTTAGTTAATTTAGATGGTGCTTTTCCTGTCAATATAAAAGTCACTAGAATTACTAATGATAGTGCTTCAGCTAAATTAGCTAATGAAATTCAATTTAATAGTTATGTAGAAATAAAGTATGATCAACGAACATATCCAAATAGTGCTTTAGTAGGATTAAAAATTGACGCTGAGCAGTTTAGTTCTATTCCTACAAGAAAATATTTAGTAAAAGGTATAAAAGTAAAGATTCCTCATAATGCAACAGTAAGAGCAGATGGAAGCTTGTCTTATACTGGCACGTTTAATGGGACATTAGGTGCTGCACAATATACAAATGATCCTGCTTGGTGTTTATATGATCTCTTAACTTCATCTAGGTATGGTTTAGGATCTCATCTTGTAGAAGCTGATTTAGATAAATTTAGTTTTTATCAGGCTTCAGCTTACTGTTCTGCACAAATAGATGATGGCACAGGTACAGGTAACACAGAGCCTAGATTTAGTTGTAATATTTCTATTCAAAACCAACAGGAAGCCTACAACGTAATTAATCAGATGTGTTCTGTGTTTAGAGCCATGCCATATTATCAAGCTGGCAGCCTGACCCTTACACAAGATGCTCCTAAAGATTCTAGTTATCTATTCACTCTTGCTAATGTTTCACCTCCTGGTTTTACCTATCAAAATACAAGTCAAAAAACAAGACCTACAGTAGTAGTTGCTAAGTATTTGGATCTAGATTTAAGGGATATAAATTATGAGGAAGTTATTGATACTGCAAACCAAACTCGTTATGGAACTGTTATCAAAAATATAAACGCTTTTGCTTGTACCAGTAGAGGACAGGCAAATCGTCTTGCTAAATGGTTGCTTTATATGGAAAATGTGGAGCGTGAAGTTGTTACTTTTGCAACTTCCATAGATGCTGGAGTTATTGTCAGACCTGGACAGATTATCGAAATAGCTGATCCTGTAAGAAGTGGAGAACGTAGAGGAGGTCGTATTCAAGCTGCTACAACAAATTCTGTGACAGTAGATAATACAACAGATTTAACTTATAAAATAGGGGCTACTTTATCTGCCGTTCTTCCTGATGGAAGCGTTGAGAATAAAACAGTTACTTCAATAGTGGATAGTGTTGTTAATTTAGGACAGCATTTTTCAGCAGCCCCTAATGTTAATAGTGTTTGGGTTTATCAGACAAATGATATTTTAACTTCAACTTGGAGAGTTTTAACTGTTGTAGAAGACGATGGGTCTAATTATATAATTACCGCAGGTCAATATAACTCAGGAAAATACAATCACATAGAGAGTGGTATTGCTCTTACTACTAGAGATGTTACTAATTTAGATGTAGCTCCAGCTTCTCCTACAGGAGTAACGGCTGAAGAAGTTATTTATGAGAATACAGGAATTGCAAGAGTAAAAATTATTGTCAGTTGGACTACTTCTACTGATAATGTCTATGTCAGATGGAGATACGATAAAGGCAATTATGTATCCAGAACTGTAGAAGGTGCTAAGAGTTATGAGATTTTAGATACTATTGCTGGTGATTATACGATTGAAGTATATAGCGTTAGTGCTTCAGGTCTTAGATCAACTTTACCTAGTTCTTTAAATCCTTTCGTTGCTGTTGGTAAAACTGCTCTCCCAACTAATGTTAGTGGTGTAACTTTACTTCCTATAGATGAATCAAGTGCGATATTAAGCTGGAATCGAGCCTCAGAGCTTGATGTGTTATTAGGTGGTAAGACATTAATTAGACATTCTTCTTTAACAAGTGCTGCAAAATGGCAAGATGCACAAGAAATTGTGGTTGCAGCAGCAGGTAGCCAAACACAAAAAATAGTTCCTTTATTAGAGGGAACTTATTTAATCAAATTTGAAGATGATGGAGGCAGACAATCACCTTCTCCTGGATCACAAGATTCAGATTGGAATAATACAAGAATAACAACTACGTTACCAGCACCTTCAGAAAGACTTGTTGTTGGAACGATAGATGAGCATACTGCTAACTTTACAGGTTCAAAATCTGATACGGTTTATGATGCTTCTTTAGATGCTTTAAAATTAGTAGTTACAAATAATGCGACAGAAACTTCTGGGGAATATGCTTTTGCTAATTCTGTAGATTTAACGCAACCCTATGATGTTAATTTAAGAAAAACTCTAAAAGCAAGTAGTTTTATCTTGAACAGTTTGTTTGATGATAGAACAGATTTAATTGATAGTTGGGGATATATTGATGCTGTTGGTGGAGTAACTGAAGCTGCAAAATGTAATGCTGCTGTTTATGTACGAGCTACTAATGATGATCCTTCTGGTTCTCCTACTTGGAGTGCTTATAAAGAATTTAGTAATGTATTAATTACAGGTAGAGCATTTCAATTTAAAGCAATATTAACAAGTAATGACACTAACCAAAATATAGCGATAAGTGAGTTAGGAGCTACACTAGAATTACAAGGAAGAACAGAAAGTATTTCGACTCCAGTTACTACTGGATCATCACAATATACTGTATCTTTCACTAATCCATTTAAAAATACACCTCAAGTAGTAGTGACTCCAACAACACAACAATCAGGGGATTTCTTTGAACTTGCTAATATAAGTAGGACAGGTTTTAAAGTTACGTTTAAAAATGGAGGTTCAACAGTTGCTAGATCCTTTGTATGGGCAGCATCAGGTTTTGGTAAGGAGGTTACATAAATGAGTAATACACATGATTTTGATATAGGAAATGCAGTAGGGGCAACTTTTAGAGCAGATTTAAATACCTGTTTAGGGGATATTCAATCATCTAATAGTGGATCTTCTGCTCCTTCCACTACTGTTGCTTATAAAATTTGGGCTGATACATCAAATAATTTATTAAAAATTAGAAATTCTGCTAATAATGGTTGGTTAACTTTAGGAGATTTAACAGATGCTAGTAATTTAGGATTAGCAACTAAAGCATCACCTACATTCTCTGGAACAGTTACATCTGCTGGTGATTTGATATTAACTGGTACTGGGTCATTACAGTTACCAGCAGGGACTACAGCACAAAGACCGACAGGAGCTACTGGAGATATTAGATTTAATTCTACTACTGCTGGTTTTGAAGGATATAACGGATCAGCTTGGGGAGAACTTGCTAATGGTGTTCCTGTCGGTTCTGTCTTTAATTTAGCTACGACTACTGTTCCTTCTGGATTTTTAGAATGTAATGGTGCTGCCGTTAGTAGATCAACGTATGCTGCTTTATTTGCCACGATTGCAACAACATGGGGATCTGGAGATGGATCTTCTACTTTTACTCTTCCTGATCTTAGAGGTCAATTTGTAAGAGGTTGGGCTAATAATAAAACTGGAACTGGAGATGATGGAAGATCATTTGCTTCTAGTCAATCAGATCAAAATAAATCACACAGTCATACAACAAGCATTACAGATACAGGCCATTATCACCATTCATTTAGGTCAGGTAATGCTGGACAGCTTCAACACGGTAGTAATTTAAGTAGTAGCAACTTCCCTGCATCTGGTACAGGGGCTGGTAACTTGAATGAGTGTTATAACATAACCAAAAAAGATGATGAACCAGATGTAGGTAGAACTTCATCTGACACAACTGGTATTAGTGTTTCTAACGCTAATGATGGTGGAACTGAGGTTCGTGTTAAAAACTCTGCTTTAATGTATGTAATTAAGTTCTAAATTATGACAAA